TACATCTTGGCCATCTTCTTCACCAGCATACCTACCTTCAAATATAGGAATCATGTCATAATCAAACGTGCCTAAAGGAGCGGCTATATTATAAACTTTTTCACCTCTTTTGGGAGGTTCTGATGCCAAAGGTATAACATCAACTCCATTTGTTAAACCCTCTGCAAAAAGTAAGCAAGCATCAATTGATTGATCTTTTTTTAGAACAATCGCATCGTACTCATGTAAGGTAATAGTTGATACTTTCATGCGAATAGTTTGCTCAACAGAGGCTAGCAAACCATCCTCTCCGTTACAAACATGCGCAGCGGTTACAATATATGCACCTTTGCTTGATACCTTTACAACATAACCAGAGCCTGAAGATCGTAAATCCATCGTGGCACAATTATCTTCGCCAAAGCATCTTTTTAGTTGAACTGTTTTACTAATAAAAGCAAATCCTTCTCTTGGAAAATCATTTTTTACACTTGAATTTGTTGTGCCGCAAGAGAAAGCAAACAGCATAACGAACGCGAGGGTAATAACCATAACCCTACTCATTTTTTTATCCTCCCATGTCTGTGAGATTTTTACTCCCATATAAATAAATAAGGGTGCCGGCAGTGTTTTTACCTTTTTTATAAACAAAAAGACTATTTATAATGACTGCTTCTTTTACTTAAACCAACTCTAAATGAGTGTTTTAATGAAGAAGATCAAGTGTTTAACAAAGTGAGTAAACATGGCTAAAAAAATTTATATTCTTGATACAAGCGTTTGTTTAACAGACGTAAATTGTATACGATCTTATGGTAATAATGATATTGTCCTTCCCCTTAAAGTTCTTGAAGAAATAGACAACAATAAAAAACGTCAGGATGGTGTAGGTACAAACGCAAGGGCACTTATTCGTAATCTTGATGCTCTCCGTGAGAAAGGTAGTTTGTCTAAAGGCGTGAGAATAGATAAAGGTAAAGGTCTAATATGCGTGAAAATGGTTAAACGTGAAGGCTTACCGGAAGATTTTGACCTTTCTGTGCCGGATAATGAAATCATTAGCGTTGCATTAAATCAAAAAAATGAAAACCCAAAAAGAAAAGTTGTCGTGGTCACACGAGATATTAACATGCGTGTTAAATGCGATTCTTTGGGTTTGACGACGGAGGATTTTCAATCAGATCAAGTTGTAAAAGATACAGATAATATTTATACTGGCTTTACTAATCACTTGGTTGACGGCCCGGTTTTAGATCGGTTTTATTCAGGAGAAGAAGTCTACATAGAGGAAGAAGAATTAAAATTAAATCCAAATCAGTTTCTAATGCTGATATCAAATCAAAATGAAAAAAAGACGGCTCTCGGAAAGTTTGAATCTTATGAGAAACCCCTAAAGTTGCTCAATCCCGGCAATAAAAAAAGACTTTGGGGTTTAAAACCTAGAAATAAAGAGCAAATTTTTGCCATGGATTTGTTGGAAGACCCAAAAATAAATGTTGTAACTTTAGTGGGTAAGGCTGGTTGCGGTAAAACCTTAATGGCAATCGCAGCTGGTCTTAGCCAGGTTGTAGAAAAGGAAACTTATAGCAGACTTGTAGTATCTAGGCCAATTCAGCCCATGGGTAGAGATATCGGATTTCTACCAGGAACAATGGAGGAAAAAATGTCTCCTTGGGTTGCACCAATCAGAGATAATCTAGAGTATCTAATGGCAAATGACAAAGCAACGTTGGAAACTTACATGGATAGAGGTAAAATAGAAGTTGAGGCTTTAACATACATAAGAGGACGATCAATAGCAAACGCATTTATTATTATCGATGAAGCACAAAATCTTACAGCCCATGAACTCAAAACTATCCTTACCCGCGTTGGTGAAGGAACAAAAATTATTTTAACTGGTGATGTGGAACAGATCGATAACGTTTATTTAGACGAGACGTCAAATGGTCTTACACACGCAGTTGAAAAATTCAAAAATTTTGAAATTTCTGGCCATGTAACACTTTTAAAAGGTGAGAGATCCAAAATAGCAACAATCGCCTCTAAAATTCTTTAAATTATCGACTATTTATGTTATATTTTGTTAAAAGGAGTGTTTATGTCTATAGAAAATGAAAACCCAGATTTGCTAAAGCCAGTACAATCTGAAAATGAAATGAAAAAGTGGCTTGTAAATTATGTTGGACAAAAATTAAATCCAGAAAATGACGAAGTAAACGTTGAAATGATTATTCAGGTTATGGCTAGTGAATTTCCAGAGTTTCTTTTAGCAATCGCAGAAGAAAATTTTATTAGAGGTTATAGACAAGGCTTAACTGACGCAGATAAAGAAGTTGCCGCATAAATGTTCGAATATATTTTGGAATCATCTAAAAAATCAAAAAAAGAAAATGAGAAAATAAATATATATGATGTACCTTTTATTTTCTCACAGCCTTTTGAAAAAGACATTGATTTAAATTATATAAAAAATAAGATAGAGAGTTTAACCCCAGAATATTTTTTTGATAATGTTGATGGTTTTTTTGTCGGCTACGTTGAAGAGTTTTTTAAAGATGGTCGTGAATATAATGCGATGTTTAAAGATGGTGCGATTTATATTTCGCCGGATCAAGATAATGAAGCAGATTTATTAGATGATATATTGCATGAGGTTGCACATGCCGTTGAAAAAACGCACGAAGATCAAATATATGGAGATGGCCGGCTAGAGCGAGAGTTTATATATAAGAGAAAATATTTATATTATCTTTTAGGTGATAAGGAATATGACATAGAGGCATATGCCAACCCAGAATATGATTATGAGTTTGATCAACATTTATATAAAAATGTTGGATACAATACTTTAAGAGGTGTCTCCGCAGAATTATTTTACTCTCCGTATGCTATTACAGCTTTGAGAGAGTATTGGGCAAATGGTTTTGAGAACTATTTACTAGGAGTTAGAGGTAAGTTAAAAGAAATTAGCCCAGTATTATATAACAAAGTTGACCAGTTTTTTGAATAATAATTTAGGAGAAACGTTTTGATTATAAATATAGAAAAAATAAAACAAGAAAAACAAAATCAATATTTTAAAGCAACAATCTATAGTAGGTCTAGAACAAGAAAACACTATATGCATCAGAAAGATGTGATAAGAGAAATAGTTAAAAAGTATGATTTGAAAAAATATGAGTTAATACCAGAAAATAGTTCTGGCGCCTTGAACAAGGATCAACCCAGTGGGATATATGTTTTAAAGGTTGAGGATAAACCAGTTGACATCTTAAAAAATAATGTTAAAATAGATACAACAAAAATAGAAGCTGAAGCTCCTCAAGTTGAAGAGCAAAAAAATAAGGCTTCGTTGCCCAATGGTCTTAAAAACATTACAAAGACTAAAAGAAAAAGGGCGACAAAAAATAAAAAAACAGAGGAATAAATGTCTCACATATCCTACTCCGAACTTAAAGAGTGGACAACTTGCGCTTGGAAACACAAGTTAAATTATATTGAAAAAATAAATCAGTTTAAAGGAAATGAACATACCGCTTTCGGTTCGGCACTTCATACAGTTTGTGAAGTTATAGTTCAAGATCACGATGAAAATAAAAAATCTAAAGATTTAGAACAACTTTTTGAAAAAGAGTTTCTGCAAAATCTACAGAGAATAAAAACTGCATCAAGCGAAATTGAATTTTCAGCTGATCTTTTAACTTCAATGCGTCAACAAGGAAAACATTTAATACAATTTATTTTACCTGCACTTAAAAAGTATTTTGGAAATTTTAAAATGATTTCTGTTGAGGAAAAAATATATGAAGGTATTGAAAACAAGATTGTAGACAAAAAATTTAAGGGGTTTATTGATTTAGTAATATACACCCCAGATACTAAAAAATATCATATTATTGACTGGAAAACTTGCTCCTGGGGTTGGGATAGTCGAAAGAAAACTGATAAAATGATAACCTATCAACTCACCCTCTACAAACACTTTTGGGCAAAAAAGCACGGTAAAAATTATAAAGATATTACAACTCATTTTGCTTTGTTAAAAAGAACGGCCAAGAAAAATAATGTAGAACTATTTAAAGTCACAAACGGTGAAAAGAAAATAGGTAATGCTCTTAAATTATTAAATAAAGCCGTATATAATATCAATAAATGCAATCATGTCAAAAATAGACTTTCCTGTTATGGTAAGTATGGCGTGTGCGAATACTACAAAACAAAACATTGCTCATGAGGTTTAAATGGATAAAAAAATTAAGGTCTTCACTCTTAGTGATATGCCTCTTAGTCCTAGTGGCGTTGGAACTCAAACTAGGTATATTTGTGAAGCGTTATTAAAAACAGGAAAGTTTCAAATTCGTTCTTTCGGGGGCGCAATCAAACACCCAAAATATGAACCCATCAAAACAGAACAATATGGCGATGACTGGATTATGTTTCCAGTAGATAGCTATGGTAACAAAGAGATGGTGCGCTCATTAATTCGTCAAGAAAAACCAGATATTCTTTGGTTTATGACCGACCCACGCTTTTGGCATTGGCTATGGGAAATGGAAAATGAAATTAGACCCCTTATGCCTATGGTTTATTATCATGTTTGGGATAATTACCCCTATCCTACTTTTAATAAATCATTTTATGAGTCTAATGATTTTATTGCAACAATATCAAAAGTAACAGATGATATTGTAAAAACTGTTGCTCCTGACGTCAAAAGTCAATACATCCCTCATGCGGTTAATAGTAATATATTTAAACCTATTGAAGATAAAGACATTATGACTAGGTTTAAAGAGCAAGCGCTTGGAGAATATTATGAACCAGATAAGTTTATTTTCTTTTGGAATAATCGAAATGCTAGAAGAAAACAATCTGGGTCTTTAATTTTTTGGTTTAAAGAATTTTTAGATAAAGTTGGTCACGACAAAGCTTGCTTAATTATGCATACTGAAGTACAGGATCCCAATGGACAAGATCTTCAGGCAATTGTAGAACATTTAGATTTAGTGAACGGCCAAGTATTATTTAGCCAAACAAAAGTTAACTTAAGTAAGCTAGCGCTTATGTATAACATGGCTGATTGCACAATCAATATTTCAGACGCAGAGGGCTTTGGTTTAGCAACACTTGAATCACTTTCTTGTGGCACCCCGATTATAGTTAATATGACGGGAGGACTTCAAGAACAAGTCACAGATGGTGAAAATGAATTTGGCATCCCTCTACAACCGGCTTCAAAAGCAATTATTGGCTCCCAGGCCATTCCTTGGATTCGAGAAGATAGATTAAATGGTGACGATGTTGTTGATGCAATGTATAAGATGTTTAATTTATCAAAAGAAGAAAGAGATAACATGGGTAAGCTTGGTCGTAAACATGTAATGAAAAATTATAATTTTGATGATTTTAACAAAACTTGGATTGACACCATGATTAATATTTACGAACAAGAAGGATCATGGGATAAAAGAAAATATAACAAAAGATGGACTTTGGAGGAGGTTGCCTAATGAAAGTCTTAGTAAGAGGTCCAGCGCTAACTCGCACCGGCTACGGTGAACACTGTCGTTTTGTATTGAGATGTTTAAGAGAGTGTAAAAATTTAGATATTTACTTATTACCAGTTAATTGGGGAGAGTCAGCTTGGGTATGGGAAGACACAGAAGAAAGGTCTTGGATTGATGAAATAGTTAAAAAAACTGCCATGTATAATCAACAAAAAGGCCAATATGATATGTCTATTCAAGTTACTATTCCTAACGAATGGCAGCGTATGGCTCCGGTAAATATTGGTGTTACAGCTGGTATTGAAACAACAAAAGTTTCACCGGTGTGGCTACAAAAATGCAATGAGATGGATAAAATTGTTACTATTTCCGAACACTCTAAAAATTCTTTTTTAGATTCAGTGTATCAAGGTGTAGATCAAAATGGCAACCCAGCTTTTTTACGATGTCAAAAGCCAATAGAGATTGTTCACTATCCTGTTAAAAAAGATATACTGGACAATACAAAAAATCTTTTAAATCTGGAATTGTCAACAAAATTTAATTTTCTAACAGTGGCCCAATGGGGTGCAAGAAAAAACCTTGGTGCAACAGTTGAGTGGTTTATCGAAGAATTTATTGACAATCCTGAAGTGGGACTAGTCGTCAAAACTTTTGTCCGCGGCGGCAGTATAATGGATAAGCGCCTTATGTTTAAAGAATTAAAAAGATTGTTAGATAAATATAAAAATAGAAAGTGTAAAGTGTACCTTCTTCATGGAGATTTAAGTGATGAGGAAATGCACTCACTGTATAGAGATAAAAACATCAGCGCACTAGTGAGCCTTACTCATGGAGAAGGATTTGGATTGCCTTTGTTTGAAGCAGCTTATTGTGGTCTACCAGTCATAGCGACAGATTGGTCTGGACATGTTGATTTTCTTTACAAGCCAGTTAAGAATAAAAAGGGAAAACAAAAAAGCAAAGCGCACTTTGGTAAAGTTGATTATGAACTAAAACCTGTCGCCCCAGACGCAGTTTGGGATGGAGTCGTGCAGGCCGATTCAATGTGGGCATATGCCAATCCTGGTTCATACAAAATGAAATTGCGTGAGGTTTACAAAGATTATGGTCGCTTTAAATCACAAGCAAAAACTCTTATGAAGTGGATTCACTCTGAATTTGAAGAGAGCAAACAACGTCAAAAATTTAATGATTGTTTAAAAGAATTTACCGAAGAATTGGATATTGATGATTGGTTGGATAAGTTAGAACAAGAATCGGTTACTTATGAATAATGGTTACGTTTTTGTATCAGATTTTTTTTCTGATGAAATATTAGGAGGTGGAGAGTTAAATGATCAAGAGGCCATAAGTATTTTGTCAAAGAAGAATGATGTTATTAGAATTAAGAGTCAAAAGGTTGACTTATCATTTTTAAAAAAAAACATTAAAAAAAAATTTATAATTTCTAATTTTATTTTATTATCAAACGATTGTATAAAATTTTTGCAAGAAAATTGCAAATATATAATTTACGAGCATGATCATAAATATCTTGTTGGCAGAAACCCATCGATCTATCCTAATTTTTTAGCACCAAAACAAAGCATAATCAACCATTCATTTTATAAAAACGCATGTAGTGTTTTTTGTCAATCTGGTTTTCACAAAAATATATTACAAAAAAATTTGCAAATAAATAATTTAGTTAACTTAAGTGGTAATCTTTGGTCTGATGATACTTTAGATATTTTAGAAAAACACTCTGCTAAACAAAAAGTACAAAAAGCATCTATAATGTTATCAAATATTAAGCATAAAAACACCAAAGCATCTGTACTTTATTGTGAAAAAAAGAGTATTGATTATGAACTAATACCGAGTTTAGGTTATCATGATTTTTTAAGTGCAATGAGTAATAATGATAAACTTGTATTCTTCCCTAAAACCCCAGAGACGTTATCGAGAATTGTTGTTGAGTGTCGAATGATGGGAATGAAAGTTATAACAAACAAATTAGTTGGAGCTTCAATGGAGCCATGGTTTAAATTAAAAGGTAAAGACTTAATATTATTTATGAAAAATAAAAAAAATGATATTTTATTAAAAATAGAAGAGGCTTTTAAATGATTAATTTTAAAGTAGTCATTCCTGTATATAACGCTGAAAAGTGGGTTCATTTATGTTTGAGAAGTTTAAAAAGACAAAGCTACAAGAATTTTCAGTGCTATATAGTAGATGACTTATCGACTGATAATACGTACAAGATAGCATCCAACGAAATAAAAAATGATGAAAGGTTTTTCTTGCTTAAGCCAAGCCAAAAAGGATACCCTTTAGGAAGTTTAAATTTTGCTCTTGAAAATGCTAATATTGAAGATGAAGATGTTGTGGTTATATTAGATGGAGATGATTGGTTTTATAGTGAAAAAACCCTGCAAATTGTAAAAGAAATGTATGATAAAACTGGTTGTTATTTGACATATGGAAGTTATGTTGAATATCCATCAAAAAAAAGAGGTAAATTCTCTAGAGAAGTGCCAAAACACATTGTAGAAAACAAGCTTTATAGAAGGTCGGAATGGATGACTAGTCATATGAGGACTTTTAAATATAAACTATGGAAGAGCATAGATAAGGACGATTTAAAAGATGAGAATGGCCGCTTTTATAAAAAGGCCGGCGATTTGGCTTCTACTTTTTGCATGTTAGAATTAGCGGGTAATAAAATTTCTTATATAAACGATATATTGTACGTTTACAATCGTGATAATCCGTTAAATGAGGATAAAGTTAATCACACAGAGCAACTTTTAGCCGAAAACAAAATAAGAAATTCAAAAGTATATGAAACATTGAAGGAGGACTAACTTGAACTTTTTTAAAGAAGACAAATTATATTTAATAACCGGAGCCACTGGTTTTTTGGGTGAGTGCCTAGTGAAAGAGCTTTTGAAAAAAAACATCAAATTAAGAGTTGTTTCACGCAACGAAGGTAAATTAATAGAACTTAAGCAAAAGTTTCCTTCAATTGAAATATACACCGGTGATGTATCAAATAAGTTTGACACACATCAAGCCTGTAAAGGAGTTTCGGGGGTATATCATCTCGCAGCTTACAAACACGTTGGATTGGCGGAAAAGTTTTCTAAAGAATGTACTCAATCAAATGTTATTGCTT